CCCGGGCAGGTGAAGCAGGCCGAGGAGGACGCCGCCAAGGCCGAGGAGGAGCTGGCCAAGCAGCAGGCGGAGGAGGCGAAGGCAGCAGAAGAGGAGGCCGCCGCCGCAGCCGCCGGTGAGGAGGAGCCGGCGCCGACGGGCCGCTCGTCGAAGGCGAAGTGACGTGGCAGGTGGTCTGGGTTGCCGTCGCCGCGCTCGTCGTGCTCGCGCTCGCGATCTACACCACGGCAAGCCTGTTCCGAAACCTGGTTCGGCAGCAGGCCCGTGAGCGCGAGCTCCTGCTCAACCAGATCATGCACCTCTCCGGCCGCACCTGGCAGCCGCCACCCGTGCCCGCCCCAGCCGCGGGCGGAGGCGAGGACACGCTCGTGATCGACCCGACCCAGCTGCCCGACTACTAGGAGCCGGATGACCTCACTCGCACTCGAGCAGTCGAACGGCAGCCGCACGCTGCTCGACCCGGTCGTGAAGCCGATCAAGGAGCGGATCCGGCAGGGGCGCGGCTACCGCCGCACCTACATGGAGCCGACCTGGCAGCTGAACCTCGCCTACGCGAGCGGCAAGCACTGGCTCGGCTGGGACGACCAGACCCGCACCTTGCGGACGATCCAGCAGTTGGATGCGCGCTACCGCGGCCGCGAGCTCTACACCGCCGACGTGATCAACGAGTACCGGACGACCGCGCTCGGCGAGATGGGCTCCGACAACGACATGCCGCAGCTACTGCTTCGCCGCGACGACCAGGTCTCGGAGGAGTACCAGGCGCAGCTGAACCGGGCGCTCGGCTACGGCTGGGATCACGAGTGGGACGGCGACGACGTCCTGGCGACGATCGACCGCTTCGTCGTCGACCTCGGCACCGCTGCCGTCAGGTGTCGCTACGACCCGGCGCAGGGCCCTGTCGTGGCCGACAACGTGCCGCACCTGCAGGGGCTGCCGGTCTTGGATCCGCAGCGGGCCTTGGGGCTGATGGCGGACGGCCCGAACCCGGACGTGACGATGGAGCCGCTGCGGCAGGGCCGGATCTGCTGGGAGCCGCTCTCGGTCTTCGACCTGATCGTGCCGCCCGGGGCGACGCACGAGAGCCAGTTCCCGTGGGAGTGCGTCGTCCGGCCGGTCTACCTGCCCGATGTGCAGGAGCGCTACGGCGACGTCGCCGCCGGGCTCAAGGAGGACTCGGACATCTCGACCGGGCTCGGGCTCTCGACGCAGTCGCCGACCGTGTCCGGGCCGGCCTACATGGCGAGCGATGCGAAGACGAACCGGCTCCGCGACCACATCTGGCTCTTCGACTTCTACGAGCGGCCGACGAAGGCGAGTCCGCAGGGGCGGATGTTCACGTTCGCGGGCAACGAGCTGAAGCTGATCGACCACCAGCCGCGGCTGCCGTACGTGGCGCCCGACGGCGTCTACCGCTCCGGGATCGCCTACTTCCACTGGTGGCGGGTGACCGGCCGCTTCTGGTCACGCTCCTTGGTCGACGTCCTCCGCGATGGCCAGCGCGGGATCAACAAGCGCCGCACCCAGATCAACGAGATCATCGACAGAAACATGCCGTTCGTGATCGTCCAGACCGACTCGAAGGCAAAGCGCAAGTCGGGGCTCGTGAACGAGATCGTTGAGATCGATCCGCAGGAGCGGGCGCCGCAGGTGGTGCAGGGTACCGGCCCGGGCCAGTGGATGCAGGCCGACATCGAGGCGATGCGCGAGGACCTCGTGCACGCCTCCGGGATCAACGGGCCGCGCCGCGGCGAGAACCCGCAGAACGTCACCACCTACTCGCAGCTCTCCCTGATCAACGAGCTCGACTCGAACAAGCGTGAGCAGATCTACCTCGACCGCCGGCGCGCGATCTCGCGCCTGGTCGAGGACTCGGTCTACGACATCCGCACCTACTGGGGGCCGGCGAAGCAGATCGCGCTCGCGGGCGACGACGACCGGCTCGAGCCGTTCTTCTTCAACGCGACCCGGATCCCCACCTTCTTCATCGTCAAGATCGGCAAGGGCCCGGCGAAGCCGCGCTCGCAGGCGGCCGAGGTGCAGAAGATCACGGACATCTGGACGGCGGCCCTGAACGCGCAGGCGGCGATGCAGAACCCCGGCGTCTGGGTGCGCTGGTACAAGGACTCCTTGGACGCCGGTGAGCCCTTGGAGCTGCCGGCCGAGGGGGTCGAGGACCCGGGCGAGAAGGCCGAGATCGAGAACCACTTCCTGCAGCAGGGGGTGCCGATGCCGATCGCCTACTACGACATCCACGCCGCTCACCTGGCCCGGCACCGGCTCGCGCAGGACCAGGCGATGTTCGCGCAAGACATGGCGACCTGGCAGCTGGTCGAGAACCACTGCCAGTTGCACATGAACGCCGCCCAGGCGCAGGCGGAGGCGCAGCTGATGACGCAGTCGGCGCAGGCGTCCGCGCCCGGCAGGCCGCAGCTTCCCGGCCCGGGGCCGGCCGCAGCCCCGGGTCCGGGTCAGGCCTCGCCGCCGGCCGCGCCCGGGCCGGTCACCCCTGCCAGAGGCCCGGCGTGACCGGCGTCGAGGCCCGCACCGAGATCCGCTACCAGATCGGCGGCGAGCTCGTCGGCCACGACGGCTACCGGGCGCGCTTCATGTGTGACGACTCGCTCGCCTCCTGGTGGGCGATCAGCCGCTGGAACCTGCACTACCGCCACTGGCGCGCCTTGGGCCGTAACGGCGGCGACCTGTTCACCCGCGTGCTCTGGAGGAAGCTGTGGCGACCTACGTCGTGAATTCAGGTCTGGATGTCACCACCAATCGCCTGAAGGGCGCGGGCACGGAGCCGCTCTACATAGGTTGGGGTGTCTCGGCGGGCACGACTGCGAAGACCGACACGACCCTGTTCGGTGAGCGGCTCGTCGATCTCGCGACCGCCGCCGGTACCGACCACACCGCCGGCACCTCGAGCCGGGTGCTGACGACCGTTGCCAACGATACGTACCAAGTTGTGGGCACCCGCGTCGCGACCGGCGCCGGCACGGTCACGAACGCCGGCCTCTTCGACGCCGCCTCCGGCGGCACCCTCTATCTGAAGGGCGACTTCACCGGGATCGGGCTTGCCTCCGGCGACTCGATCGCGTTCACGATCAAAGCCGTCTACAGCTAGCCCGCCATGCCTGCGGGCTGGACGATCGGGCAGATCACCCACTGCTCGTCGTCGCTTCTCTGCTCCGACAGCCTCCCCGTCCATTCGAGCCCCGCGACCGCGGTCGGCGAGGCTGACCCGACTACCAGCGCCTCGATCGGCAAGCAGGCCGGCAAGACGCTAACCACGACCGCCGTCGCGAGCGCGGCGACGATCGCGAGACAGGTTGGCAAGCAGCTCGCGCCGACAGTCGCCACGACGGCGACCATCGCCAGGCAAATCGCGAAGACGGCCGTCGCGACGGTCGCGAGCACGGCGCTCGTCGTCAAGCAGGCCCGCAAGACGTTCGGTTCGAGCGCCGTCGCTTCGAGCGCCTCGCTCGCGCCGACCTTCATCCACCCCGGTGTCACCAACCCGCTGACGCTCCAGGCGACGACGGTGACGACGACCGCGTCGCTCGCCCCGACCTACATCCGCAATCCGGTCACGACGCCGCAGCCGCTGACCGCCACCATCACAACGAGCGCCACGCTGTCAGCGGTCAAGGTGACGCCGGTCGTGCCGGGCCGGGACGCGCAGGAGATCGGCGAGCTCGTCGCCGCCGTCGCAGGAGGTGTGGGCTACTGAAACCGTCGACCTACATGTGCCTCGGCCAGCAGACCCTGACGAGCGCCAACTCGACGACGCCGGTCACCGCGACGATCCCGAAGGGCACCTCGAGCGTCCTGATCACCGTCGAGACGACGAGCTGCCGCTGGACGCTGCTTCCCTCCGGCGACCCGACCTCGAGCACGGGTCTGATCTTGCAGGCCGCCTCGCAGCCCTACCTCGTGCTCGTCGGCCAGGACGTCGTCTTCAAGTTCGCCTCCACCGCCGGCACCCCGTCGGTGATCCAGCTCGCCTACCTCAGCTAGGAGGGACGATGGCAAAACCACCGCTCGGGAGCGGCAAGCGGTTCAGCGCGTTGACGCAGGAGCTCGCGAGCCGTGGTGCCCGCAATCCGAAGGCGCTCGCCGCCTACATCGGGAGGAAGAAGTACGGCAAGAAGAAG